ACTCTGTGAATTTCTGTAAGTGTTAATTTATTTGCTTCAATCGTATCTGTTAAATTTAAAACGTAACGAATCGACGTAAAAGTTCCGGCTATAATCGCAGCCACAACTGGAACAATTACAATATTTTTTTTAAGCCACTCAAATTTACTTTGTTTAACTTTTTTAGCCATTGAATCCTACACATCCTGTAACTCCGGCAAAAATAATAATTAAACATAAGGCTACTATTAAATAATTCATAAGTTTAGTTTTTCTTGTTGCCTCTATTTCTCTTGCCCGCGCTCTTTGCACTAAAATTTTTAACGTGTTGTATTTCATTTTTATGATTCATTATTGACACATCTCACATTCTTCGGTGTCATCAACTACAACTCCTTTGGGTTCTGCTGGACTACATCTACACTCTTCGCATTTACAGCCATCGTGATCAGCTTCCATGCAATGACATAGATGCCCACATTTTTTACAACTTTTTTCCGTCATAACTACTTATTAAATTTATTATATTGTTCTACGATCCAATTAGAAATTTTTCTAAAGAATCTTTTAATTTTTATCATCATTTTTTTTCTCCTCAATTTCGTAGAAGAAGTTGTCCGTATCTTCCGTCTTCCACTTACTTGTATTTTCTACATTCCATTCAGAAGTTTGCACTTTCCAATCAGGTACACCTTCTTTAACTGTAAAAGAAGGAATGTCCCATATACATCTATTGTTAGGTTGTGCTGCATAGTTCCCATCGTTTAGGGCCATGATATGAGCGCACTTATGTTCGTGCGGGATCTCTGAATGATCAGTGTCGAGTATATTACTCTCTGGATGAGCAAAGTCAATTGTAAAAAGGTAAGCACCTTTATGCCATTGTTTGTCTTTTCCTATGTATTTACCGGATTGTCCGTCTATGATATCCCAAGAAACAACAGAAGGATAATAACTGAAACAATTCCAAAGCTGTAGCTCATCAAGTCTACGCCTAGGAACTTCTTCTGGTTTAAAACCTCTTTGAATGAACGCAGAGATTGGCAAACGGTAGAAGATAGCACCGTTTTCCATAATAGCATGGAACAAGAGCGCACGACCTGTAATAGATGACACACCAAAGATAATACAATCTTCAACTTCGCCTTGATGTTTTTTAAGATCATATAAATATTCTCTTTTGATTTGTGCATAAATAACAGGTATGTTTGCATTTAAGTAAGCCATTGTAAATCCTCATTTAATATTTCCCCAACTTAAACCTGATTCATAATCTACTTTGTTAGGCACTTCAAGTTTAATTGCCTTTTCCATAGTGTCTTTTATTGTCTCGGCTTCAGCTGGAGTTTTAATAGAAAAACATAATTCATCATGAATAGAAACATGAGGAAGAAAACCCTTCTCATATAGTTTTACCATAGCAGTCTTAGTCATGTCCGCTGCTCCTCCTTGAACTAATTTATTTAATGCTTTGTAGGTAAAGGCTGGCTGCCAAAAATTTTCAAAGTTTTTACACTTAGGGTCTAAAAAGTTTTCGCCTTGGTCGTGGCGAGTTGCTTTGTATTTAATTTTCGCTTCTTCTTCTGTATAAGCTTTAGCTTGAACTAACTCTTCTTTATCGTTTACTACTTCAACAACTTCAAATCTTCCTTTTTCTGCATTCCATTGTTTGTCACTTCGTTCCCATCTATCAAATCTACAAAACCTATCACCTAAAGTATAAAGAAGTTTATTATCCTCTGCATATTTTTGAACTGTTTTAGATAATTTTCTAACAAAAGGGACAGTGTCGTGGTATTTTTTAAAAATTTCTCTAGCTTTGTCTGAACTAATACCTAATTCTTTTTGAAGTTTTCCTTTTCCCATTCCATAAAATAATCCTAGATTAATGGTTTTAGCTTGATATCTTTCTATTTTAGCTAATTTTGCTACCACATTGTGAAAATCTGCTTTGGGATCATCTTTATATGATTGTGCTACCTCCTCTATTCCACTAGCAAATAAATATCCTTTTTTGTTTAATTTAACTGCATAATGCACTACAATACGCGGCTCTTGTTGAGAATAATCGAAAGACCCCCACGTACAATTTTCTTCAGGAATAAAAAGTTCTCTCATTTTTTTACCAATATACCCTCTTGCTGGTATTTGTTGTAAGTTAGGATTCGACATTGAAAATCTTCCTGTTATCGTGCCTCCTTGATCTGATCTTATTTGATTAATATCTGCGTGTATTCTTCCATTATGTACATAACTTAATAAACCCTCAACAAAAGCGTGTTGGGCTTTATCACATTCTCTTGCCTTGGCAATCATTCTTAAATAACGATCAGAATGTGTTTTTAAATAATTCTTTGGAAGACTTGGCATTTCAGACTTAGGAGTCTTTTTGTAGTTAGTAATTTTTCTATTTTGTAATAATTTTTTTATTGATGCAGCTGCCCAAATATTTACTTGTACTCCTGTTCTTTTTTTAATTATAGCAATTAAATTATTCTTTCTTTTTTCTAATCTGTTTCCTAGTATGTTTGCTTTTTCAACATCAATCCTCACTCCTTTAAATTTCATATCAACTAGGCAAGGAAATAATTTTGTTTCTAAATCAAATATTCTTTTTAATGTTTTTTTATCTCCCTCTGTATTAGTGTGGTAAGGTTTTTGTAATAGATCTTCAAACTTTTGCCATAATTTTAAAGTTAAGTTAACGTCTTGCTCTGCATAATCTTTAACCACTTCATAAGATAATTCATTCATCCTACTTAATGGATCTTTGATTCCAGATTTTTCTTGAAGATCATATTTATATTTAGAATCTTTTAAATAATCTTTACTTATTGCATCTAAAGAATATCTCATTCTATTTTCGTCAATCACTGAAGCTGCTATCATAGTATCTAGTAATAGTCCTTGAGGCATGAGCCCTGTTTCTGCACGAATCCAACACACATCGTACATCGCATTATGAAATACTTTTTTAATATTAGGGTTCTGAAATAATTTTTTATTTAAAATTTTCCAAGTGTGAGAGGGATCATGATTACTTGTACGTGCATGTCGTATAGGAAAATAAAAAGTTTGTTTTGATGTGGCTATTGCTATTCCACAAACAAAACCTTTTCCTGTTACAGCTCCTGAACCTCTCTTCTTTAAATCAGGATCGTAAGTTTCTAAGTCAACTGCTACTACGTCAACATCCTTTAAATCTAATTCTATAAGTTCTGGTACTCTACACATCTTTTTTAAATGCAAATCCTTGTGGTAATGGAAGAGTAGTATCCTCTGGATAATCTCTTTCGATAGCCATTTGACAATAATGAATTGCTTTTTCTAGATCTTGCTTTTGCCCTTTCTGTTTGTGTCTGCACAAATACTTTATAGCATTGCCTTCCGCAAAGGGCAAGTTGTTCTTATTTATAAACTCACTTGGCTGAATGACCATCGATTGATAGTGCGATCCTCCAATTTGTTTTTTATAAACGTTTTTCATTTAACACCTCCTAGTGTTGCTCCAAGACTTGATTGAATAATAAAAAGATCATAACGAGCTCTTGTCACTGCTGTGTATGATAATCTTATTTGAGTATCCCTTGGTTCTTGGCTATACCTAAAAGGATAAACGCTTGTGTCGAATACGCAATTATCTCTAGTAATTCCTTTTATTTCGTGAATGTTTCCGTATTCAACTCTAACTTTATCTTCAGCAAAATTAAATCCTTTGCTTAAAACTTTTTTAATATATGCAATACGTTCTATGTTTGCGCCTGTTCTTACAATGTGAAAATTTCCATTTTCTAAAATTTCTGGTTTATAAATATCTTCTTTAATAAGTTCATGAATTGTATAAGGTTTGTCAATCATTTCATCAAAACATAATGTTTTTCCTGTCTTACCATGCACTACAACTTTTCTTCCTAAATAGTTATGAAATTGTTTAATATATTTTAGTTCTAAAGGTTTCCCTTTTAAAAAAACTTCATCATAATTTTTATGTGCTCTTAATTCTTTTACAGGAACATGAGGAGAACTATTAATGTGAGCGAAAACAATTCCGTGTTGAATAAAAAATTTACGAACAGCGTGATTGGTAGGATTACCTCGGTACGTAAAAATAAAAGTTTCTTCCGTGTTTTTTATTTTGTAAATAAGTTTATCTAAATTTAGAGAAGGTGATTTAAGACCTGGAATTCTTATAATGTTTCCTTCATCTTTAGTAGGTGTCCATACTCTTTCATAACCATACTTTGTCCATAAAGGTTTTATTATTTTTCTTGCAAAAGCATTTACCACTTTACTACATCTTAATCCTTCGGTTAATTCTTGCCACGGTTGAGCTGCATTTTTATGAAATGCATCTGCATCAGATCCAGAAAATTCAAAAATAGTTTGATCAGGGTCTCCCACCATATATAAATGTCCATCTCTTACATTTGCTCCCATTTTTTTAACAGCTTTTAATTGTGGAACATTACAGTCTTGAGCTTCATCTATTATTAAAGCTTGAATATCTGACTCATCATTTTGATTATTGTATTTATCAATCATGTCAGCAAAATCAGAAATACGATTTCTTTGTTTGTACTTCTCATAAGTTTCTTCCATGTGCTCTATTTGTCTAAGGTTATAGGGTTTGTATTCTTGAAGAACGTGAGGGCTGCAAGTGTTGTAATGTTCTTTAAGTGTCAATCCTTTTCCATGTGCGTCTGAATAACATTTAAAAAAACCATGAGTTTTCTTAAGTTCTTTTCCTGTCTCGTGTTTTCCCAGTTTAAAATTTATATTTTCCATACACAAATTTTCAAAGTGATCATCACATATGCCATCCCATACATCTGAACCTGGGTTTTTACTTCTACAGTATTTATGAATGGTGCATACCCTATAATCAAAAAACTTTTTACGTAAACCTCTACTTTTAACCTCGGGTAATTCTAAGATGGCTTTTTTAATTTGATCAGAGGCAACGTTAGTATGAGAAGTAAGAATAATTTTTTCTATGTCATATTTTTTTAAAAGTTCTTTGTATTTGTTAATTAAAAATATATGTGTTTTCCCTGTTCCTGGCGGACCCACTACAAATCTAATTTTAGTCATTCGTAATTTCCTTTGTTTCTACTACTTCTCCTTCAACAATTAAATCGTCTTTATCTATTTCATAGTTTTCTATTCTCCATCTTACCGCTGATTTTTTATTTATCTTACCTGCTATTCTTTTAGCTTTTAAAATTGTCTGTATTTTTCTAACTAAATCTGGACGTTTTATTTTTTCTCCTTTACCAGCTAAGTAATCTTCGAAATCGTCTAAGTTAAATTCTAAGTATCCTTTCTTTTCTTCAAAGAAAGGGCTTTTATAAGTTAATAAAACTTTAGGGTCTACGTAAGCTTTTTTGTAATTAACATATTGGCCTAAAAATTTAATAAATCTATAGTCTTCACTAGCTTCTGAAACGTAATCTGCAGATCTGGCTCTTTCATTAAACTTTTTTAACATCATTCTTTCAAACTCACCTTTTTTAAATTTAGGCAACATCACTTGGACTTGTTGCATGCAATATTCTCTAAATAAATTTTCATACATTAATGTTTTTCCCTCTACAAAAACTTCTTGTTTAGGGTCTACATTTATATCTACAAGGTATCTGTCATGACCGTACTCAACAATGTCACCAATAATATTTTTAAGAAGAGGATCACCTATTCCATAAGTTTTAGTTTTACATAATTCTGATTGGCAAACTTCTTTTAAAGTTGGACAATGACAAAAGTAATTGTAGTCGTTGTTTTCTACTTGATTAATAACTTTTTCTACTTGTTTTTCGTCCATAGACGGTTTCATATAACGTCTGTTGGCTTCTCGAGTTAACTGTTGCCAAGTATGTTTCTGTCCAGTTTTTTTATCTATTCCAAATTCAGGATAAGCTTTTTTGTAAAACATTGCATAGTTCATTAAAGCATCATCTCTTCCCCCTTCTCCCACTCCTTTTTGAAGTGCAACTAAACATGGAGGAGCTTCTCGGTAAGGATTATTATCTTTTACTGGTTTTTTAATTTCAAAATCAGATTCTGTTAGAGATTTTTCATCATACAAATCAAAAAATTCTTGTAGGCTTGCAGCACTTCCATCAGGTTTGTAAGCATATCTAGACCCTTCTTCTGCATTGTAATAAGGAAGGTTTAAAAAACTTCCAACGTGTCCTTTTCCTTTTATAATTTTTTCTTGAACCGGGTATGTTCGATCAAGGTCATTTCCAATTCTTAATGCAGCAGCATAAGAACTTATTTTAATCTTCATTAAAGACGCAGAGATAAATGTTTTAGAAAACAAAAATGCATGAGCACCTCCGCTTTTAGAACGACAAACAATAAGTGGTAATTTTAAATCCTCTATTTTTTTAACTAATTCTTTATTATCTTTTTTATAAGCATCAATATCAAGACAACCCCATTTACATTTGCTTTCTGAATTGATGGGAATTATTCCTAAACCAATTCCTTTTCCTGATAAATGTTCTTGCCATAATGTGTGTGAAGGAGGTTTTCCTTTGTAGGTGAGAGCGCTACCATCCCTTTTGATTTCGGTACCGTTAGGTGTGCCCATCTCAAAAGTGCCATAACCAATGTCAGATCCCTCAAATATCTTTTTAAATTTCTCTATCATAACCAAGCAATATTAAAAAGGGCGGCTCCAGTCTCCCTTTGCCGCCCTCTTTTTTCCTGACAAAATAAATTGTCAGAGAAACTTTATAAGCTCACGCCAGTTCTAGTGGCTTCAGCCGCTTCGGGTTTAGCTATGACTTCGCCACTGCCGACTCTTTCAGCAAATTTTTTAGCAATGTCATAAACTGCTTTGTTAGTGATTGGTCCAACCTTAGACACATCCCAACCAAACCATGTTCCTTTGTCATTAGACATCTGAACTGTTTTTAGTTTATAAATGTGGCTGTATGTTGGCGGAGTGAACAGACCATTTTTGCCCTGCATCTTAATCCCCATCATCATTGAGTTCCATTTTCTACTCACTTTTAATTGAGTAGCTTTCATAGAAATCAAAGCTGTAGTTGGAGTCTTAGCAAGAAGGACAACAAAGTGGTTTGCTGTGTTCTCAAGATAATTACCGTTAGGTAATCTGTCTTTGTAAGATTTATCGCGAGTGGTTGTACTCACAATACTCGCCGTTGCGTCATGTATTGCAACAGGAGCTCCTTTACTTTCACCTCTGTCTTGCCATTCTACATACGATCTTCTGTAGTAAACTGGTAAAACTTCTATCCCCTTTGAACCGTCGTAAATTTCATTACTAACGGTATTCAAGATCATGCCAGGTTCTGCCCCCTCGACATATTTCCCGTCTCTTTTATTTACCTCGGGAGATAGTTGTCCCAAAACTTTGAGAAATGGTAATGCAAGATCATCTTGCGCCATGTTCTCAGAGCCAGCATCAGCATCAGCTTCAAATACATTTGTAGCCAAAGCACCTGCTTGATCACGCTTCGTGATATTTGTTTCTTTGTTCATGTTTATTGTTTCCTTTTTATTGTTGTTTTATTTCCAACAAATATGTTGAAAAGTTCCGTTGGCATTTCTTTTCCTGCCTCGAGGCGCTCACGGACTAACGCTTTCAGAGTCATGGGCTCGACCTTCAACTTTTGTGTCGGTTCAAACCCTTGACCCTTCGCAAGTTCGGCATAATCAGCCGCCTTGTTATCTTCGTTTCGACCAAAGGATACGGATATCTCATTTTTGATTATATCCCCTAGTCCATTTTGACGAAGCCAGTTAAACGCCGCTTCTTTATTTGCTTGTGTAATAGTGGCGCTATAATTCGTTTTAACTTCTATTGATGATCCATCTGCTAATTTAAGAAATGATAAACCCATTTCAGATAACATTGTAGGTATAATTTCTCCTGAAATAAAATCTAATTCTTTTTTCTTTTGTTTTATGTATTCTTCGTTTGTTTGGATATCTTTTTGTAAACTCTGCATCTCTTTTATTTTATCTGCAAGTTTATCTATGTTCTCTGTTTTATCAAGAACCTCTTCTTGGTCTTTTTCAAAATCAATTGACTGCATCTGTTGTTCCTTTCTCATATAAGTTAATTTCAATAGGATAGTATTTTCTTTCTTGTTTATCCCATTTCAGCAATTTAAATTTCCCATTTGTTAATTCTGCTACAATAGAACATGCTACACCAATGATTGCAGGATCTCCTGTCAATAATAAATAATCTTCTATCGTATAGTTTCTGAGCCCCTGTCTAAGTTTATAGATCAAAGGCCCTGGAGAAAATATGATTTGTGAAAGTTCTGGTAATAGAAATTTAAAAATTCCATATTCTGCAGCTCCCATGATATTAATCTTTGGACGCCCTTCACGGGTTCCAGGGATTTCTTGTATTACATACACGGTTGGTACTTTCTTCTTTTTTACGTTTCCGTAGTCTACAGTTTTTTCTACTTTCATACTTGACTTATATAAGCTATCCTATATAA